CAACCGTAAGGCTGACGAGCAGCGTGCCCAGTATGAGTCGATCGTGGCTCCCGAGGAGCGCACCGTTCAGGAGAACACCGAGGAGCGGGCCCTGCGGGAACTGCTCGAGGGCAAGCGTTCGTATGTCGACCTCGACATGCGGGGCATCGGGGTGCAGCCAGCCGACGTTGGCCGTGCCTACGAACTGCGTGACCTGACTACCTACACCGCCGCTGCCGGTGGCAACACCGTTCCGACCTCGTTCGTGCGTTCGCTGTACGAGCACATGGTGGAGAACTCGGCCATCCGTCAGACCAATGCGCGGGTCGTCACGACCGCCTCCGGCGAGTCGCTGGAGTTCCCGAAGACCGCTGTGTATGGCACTGCGGCTATCGTCGGCGAGGGGACTGGGCTGGCGGAAGCGGACCCAACTTTCGGAAAAGTCACGTTGGGTTCGTGGAAGTATGGTCAGTTGCTGCAGCACAGCTCGGAACTTGCACAGGACACGGGTGTGGATCTGCTCGGCATGCTGGCCCGTGACTTCGGTCGGGCGCTCGGCAATGCGTCGGGTGCGCATTTCATCACCGGGACTGGCACCAACCAGCCGAACGGTGTTGTGACTGCCACGCTGGCGCAGGTTGGGACGGCTGTGGCCGGAACCGACACTGCCATCCTGGCCGACGACCTCATCAGCCTCCAGTATTCCGTGATTGAGCCCTACGCTCGTAACGGCTACTGGATGATGCGGCGTGCCACCGAGGGTGAGATCCGCAAGCTCAAGGGCTCGGACAACAACTACCTGTGGCAGCCTGGACTCCAGGCGGGTTCCCCGAACCTGTTGCTGGGTCGCCCGATTGTGACCGACCCGAACGTGGCCGCCCGTGCGTCCGCTGCCGTGTCGGTGATCTTCGGCGACTTCTCGGCCTACGTCATTCGTGATGTTGCCGGGGTGCGCATCGAACGGTCGGATGACTACGCCTTCAACAGTGACCAGATCACTTGGCGGGCCATCCTCCGCACCGACGGCGATCTCCTTGATGGCACTGGTGCCATCAAGCTGATGGACACCGACGGCTGATCCACAACTGAATAGATCGAATGGCGAGTGGGGGTCCTATCTAGAACGGTGGGACCCCCACCCATTCCCCACTTTCGGCTTTTCTGGTTACACTGGTGTAACTAGTTGACCCCCGCACCGCGCGAACGGCCGGGGGTCTGGACCACACCTAGTTAGGAGGTGTAGCCATCACAAAGGTTACCTGCTCGAAGTGCCAAGGCGAGTTCGGCCCCCAGGCGCTTCCAAACCATCAGCGGGTGTGCGATGGAGTGGCCGGTAAGACTTGCCCTAAGTGCTTGCGCACGTTCTCGACCCCAACCTCTCGTCGCAATCACGCGATAGGTTGTGCAGGTAGGGCACTTCGATCTCCACAGGTAGACATTGGCGGAGAGCGTCTGTGTTGGCGCTGTTTGCAATGGGTAAGGACTGACTGGTTCTACCCATCGCGCAAGACGACCTGTGCGGGCTGTGTTACTGAGTTGACTCGATCCCAGGCGTGGGATGGCGCATCTGATCGTGGCGCATCGGTAACCAGGCTGAGGCCAAATCTGTTTGCGTCGTGGCCCGAGTCGTATCTTCTGGCACTTAGGCGCGAGTCTCAGCGCAAATATGATTCGCAGAGTTATGCGTGGGACAATCAGGTTGTCGAATGCCCCCAGTGTGGAATGCGCAAGCGGCAGGGCAATCTCGCTCGGCACCTTGAGACCTGTGACGGCAGAAGTTTGGTTTGCCGTTACTGCCAGCGTCATTTCTTACAAGTAGGCCACCGCCGGTACCACGAGCGTGCATGTCCCGACGCTGACGGTCGGACTTGTGCTGACTGTGGCGAGTGGAAGCCTTGGTCCGAATACAGCAAGAACGGCAGCCGCCTTAGCGGTCATTCATCCTACTGCCGATCTTGTGCTGCCATTCGTGCCCAGGCCTACGTCGACCGCAACCGAGATGCGGTTCTGGCCGCCAAGCGACGCTATAACGTCGGCGCAGGCAAAGGTGCGATGCGGCTTTGGAGGGATCGCAACGCAGAACACGTCAGGAACTACAGCCGCCTTCGACATCGTTCAAAGAATGCAAAGGTGCATGTCTGTGCCAATCCTGAATGTGAGGCGACGTGGATGCGGATTGGTCCGGGTGTTCCGCGTTATTGCTCCGAGGCATGTCGACCGGGTCGCTTTTACTTTCGCGGCAACGACGACCGGAAGCATCAGATTGCCGAGCGTGACGGTTGGCATTGTCAATCATGCGGCGACCTTGTGTGGATTGGTGATGCCACTGAGGACCATTGCCTTCCTCGGATCGTCATGGAGGGCGCCGATCCCGACCTGACCACAGATTGGTTGCATGGCCTGTGGAACCTCGAGCTCCTGTGTTCGCCATGCAATGCCAGCAAGAACTCAAGTATCTGGTGGGAGCAGATTGAGCGGGCAGTAGATCGTTTTGATGGGGAGTTTCCGCCGGCCATTTTGGATGCGTTGGCGGAATGTGGGGTTTGGCAACCAAAGCAAGCGGCATAGACACACAGGAGGCGGCACCTTGCCTGTGCATGAATGCGAGTGGGGCACCCTGCTCGAAACGATCAAGGCGGCGGAGAAGAAGGGCGAGACCATCGTGCAGGTGGTCGACGGCCCAAGGATCTACGTCATCACCCAACCCCGTCCGAAGCAGCAGTACGAGACCCGCAAGCGGGCGTCATGAGATTGCTGTGGCACTCCAACGCACCGTGGGTTCCCACGGGCTACGGCCAGCAGACGGCGCTGTTCACACCACGGATGCGGGACGCCGGCCATGACGTTGCCATCTCGGCAATGTTCGGTCTGGGCGGCAACTCGACCCAGTGGGGCGGGATGACGGTCTACCCGCAGGGGTATGACGCCTACTCCAACGACGTGCTCCCGGCCTACGCCAGCGAGCATCTGAAAGACCCGAACCACGGTTGGGTCATCATCCTGTTCGACGCCTGGACGATGAACAACAAGTCGCTGCAGGGGTTCCATACGGCGTGTTGGGTGCCGGTCGATCACGACCCGGTGCCGCCGAAGGTGATGAACTTCTTCCGGGATCTGAAGGCGCTGCCGATTGCCATGTCGAAGTTCGGGCGGGACGCTTTCGCCCGGTTCGACATTGAGGCGCTGTATGTGCCGCACGGTTACGACCCGGTGTTCGAGCCGAAGGACCGGGCCGCCGCTCGGGAGGCCATCGGGATTCCTGCGGACGCTTTTGTGGTGGGGATGAATGCCGCCAACAAGGCGAACAAAGAGTTCCACCGCAAGAACTTCGACGGTGCGTTCCAGGCGTTCAAGCAGTTTGCCGACCGGCACGACGACGCCCTGCTGTACGTCCACGCCGAGTCGGCGGGCGGGATCGGCCACGACCTGGAGAACCTGGCCGCCTTCCTGGGGATCTCCCCTGCTGTACGTCCACGCCGAGTCGGCGGGCGGGATCGGCCACGACCTGGAGAACCTGGCCGCCTTCCTGGGGATCTCTGACCGGGTGATGTTTGCGGATCAGTTCCGCTACCGGCTGGGATTGCCGACCGAGGTGATGCCGCACCTGTACTCGTCCTTCGATGTGTTCTTCAACCCGGCGCTTGGCGAGGGTTTCGGGGTGCCGATCATCGAGGCGCAGGCGTGCGGGGTGCCGGTCATCACCACCGATTTCACCGCCATGCCGGAGATCACCGGGGCGGGCTGGTCGGTGCCGGGTGATCTGATCTGGCATGAGCCGCATGAGTCGATGTGGATGCGTCCGTCGATCTCCGGGCTGGTGGACGCCCTCGAGGAATCGTATGTGGCGGGCGACCTGTCGGCGGATGCCGTCGAGTTCGCCGCCCCGTATCGGGCCGACCGGGTGTGGGAGGACTATTGGCTGCCGGTGCTGGCGAACCTTGAGGAGCGCATCTATCCCGCTCCGGTGGAGGTGGCCGCATGAAGATCGCCGCTGGAATTCTGTGCTGGAATCAGGACGAGACCGACCGCGCAGAGCTGTTCGACGCTTGTTACGCCAGCATCACCGAGGCCCGACCGGACGCGCTGGTGGTGGCCGACAACGGGTCGACTGACGGGTCGGAGAAGCGACTAGCTGAACTACCCGGCTATGTCAGGTTCGAGAAACTGGCCGGCACCCCGCATGGGAACACCTGCGGCTATGGGATGAACAAGCTGGCGGCCACGCTGCTGACCACCGACGCCGACATCATCGTCCTGTCGAACGATGACATCGTGTGGCAGCCGGACGCTTTCGACCG